TCCGGTAGCTGCTGAGACGTCAAGGGCTAAAGATAATAACTCCTGAGATTTCTCTACTGATCCGGTCGCGACTGCCAGTCTTTGAAGGGCTGGACGGAGTTTGTCATCGGCTACGCCAGTAGCTAGCGAGGTTTTAAGGATTTGCTTCTCAACCGCTTCGACTTGAGCATCGGTCGCTTTAGTAACGTTTTGAAGAGCTAACTGGAGGCGCTTTTGAGCAGCCTCATCTTCAATAGCAGCTTTAACGCCATCGACGGCAAGCTTTACGGCATAGCCGGCAGCGGCAGCAGCCGCAGCAGCAAAAGCCGCTTTAGCAGCTCCACTAAACTTTTCTAACTTACCGCCAAAGCCTTCTACCTCTTTTTCGCCTTTATTTAATTCCTTTTTAAGGTTATCGACATCGGCAAGAATCGAGAGCTTGAGTGTTCTACTGCCAGCCATTATTTATCCCACTCTTTCAGAATTCTTGAAAATGCTTCTTCCCATTTTTTAATCAATTCAGGCTGAATTTTGCGTAGCGCTGGATAGATGAAATAGCCAGAATTTCCTCTACCTTTGCGGGGGGTTCTTCTAGGGAATTGAGGATAACGATTAGATCCGAATTCGTAACCCGCCCAGAGGTCTTTAGTTGATCCTCCACCAGAGAAACGCTGACTCGCAAATCCATAAGAGAACTCGCCAACCTTCGAGGTGCGGGAAACTTTAACGCCAGAAGTGATGCGATTGACAACGGATTGTCCAAAGTTTCTGGTGATGCCATAGGACTTAACTTCGTTGGCTGCGTATTGAGCCAGCGCAAAACTCTCGCGTTTAACCGCATCAGTAGCTTCATCGTCCATCGCTTTGAAAGCGGTAATGATTGAGCGAAGCTCGCGCTTGTCATATTGGATTGGCTCATTTACCACCCTTGCGCTCCTTCAATATCTCAATTGCCGTTAAGACTTGGTCTATGTCAGTCCATTCGCTCATCGGTATTCCGGTTGCTATTGCTACCTCGACTATGAGGCGGTTTAGGCTTCCGGACTCGAAGCTTTTGGGGCTTCATCTCCAATAGTCATTTCTTCAACCGATAACTCCCAGACTTCCTGAGATTTAGTCGGCTTCCCTGCCGCGTCTCGCTTGTAAGCGAAATAAGCAAGGTCGAGGAAGTCCGCTTGCTGGTAAGCCGATATATCCTTCATCGAATAAATCGATTTGCCAGTTTTGCGTTCCCACTTAGCCCACTCTGGGAGTCCAGCGTTGTAGGTGACTTCCTCGCCGTTAGTGTATTTAATTGTGATTGATAACTTCATAGCTCCCGATCTCCCTATTAACTAAAAGTCTCTACGACTTCGCCCTTGGCGATTTTGAAGGTGTAACTTACTGTCTGTGCGTCAATTCCTGATCCGCCAGCAGTTGGATACTCTGGCAAAATCGGGAAAACAAATTGAGCGCCCGTTGCGCTGGTCAAAGTTACGCTGATTGTTGTATCTGGAGCATTATCAGACGCAGTCCAAAGAGCTTCGCATACTGAGTTGGCTTTGCCCCAATCGGCCAACATATCAAGCTGGAAAGTTCCCTCGACATTGACTGTCTTGTAAGCCTCGCCATCGAGAGTCTGATAAGTCTCGCGAACGTGAGTTTTTGTCAATACTGCGTTGGTCGCTTGAGCTTCAATATCTGTTCCACCTGTGAAAGATAGCGAAACATCGCGGCCAGTTATTACTACTGTTGGCACTTGGTCTCCTTAGTTTGTCTGTGTGTAATAGGTGGAAACGCGAATATCAGCGACTAATAAATTAACCGCTCCGACTTGCGTAACCGATGGCCGCTCTACTGGGCCGACTGTGTAGCCGTCCGGTATTACTGCCAAAACTGACATTATCAGCTGCTCTAGGTTATCCAAAGCTGCTGGGTTAGATAGATAAGCGACTCCGCAAGTAATTGTAAGGTTAATCTTTGCGTGGATAGTTGAGTCGTTAATTGTGTTTAATTCTAAATAAGGTGCATCCGGTACTAAAACAACCATAGGCACTTGAGGCGCTTCAGGGACGTAAGAATAAACGTTAGCGCTGACAGTTCCTAGAGCAGTCGCTAAAGGTGTGCGGATGGATGAAAGGATTGTTGAGGCGGGCATCATCCCACCATTATTTCAACATCAAGGTAAGGCCCAAGTAGGCCAGTTACTTTGGCAAGTAAATTCTTGGAAAGTCTGTAAGGTGTAACTGCGAAATCGATTCCCTCTATTGATCCTCCGGCGGCGGTGCGGGATTGGAAGATTTCGACTGAGATAGCCAATACTGCAGCTTCAACGTTGGGATTTCCGACATACGTTGAGAGTCCAGATAGCGCAGCGTTTCCGGCTGGGATAACATTTTTAGCCAATATGTCTGCATTGGTGATAGCGGCGGTAAAGACATAATCTGTAATTTCATCATCGGTTACTGTGTGAGTTCCATTAAAAGGTGAGCCGCATCCAGTAACGATAACCGACTGCCCTTGAGTGAATTCGTGAATTGTTGCGGTGTGGAAATAAGCAACGTTATCTGTCAGCTCTACTTTGTCGATTTTGCTCTGAAAAGTGACGAGCATAGGCAAAACAATATTTTCGGCAGCGTCACAAATATCATTCAAATAAGCATCGTTATATAGGGATGACGAGACGCCAAGAATGGTTCTGAGCTCTGAAGCTGTGACTATTGTTGGCATCTCGTTCCTTTCAAGCTAATTGGGTGAGCGGCCAGCTCGGGAGCGGACTGGCCGTCACTATTTCAGTTCTAGTTAGAGAACCATCCAGCGGTACGCACCAGCGCCGACCTTTGTCGCTAGAGCGCCGTAGCCGTAGTAAGCAACCTGAATTTGTCCGGTTGATACTAGGTTGGTCTCTAGACGGAAGCGGCTGGACTCATACCAAGTGTATGCATCTGGGTTAATGATGATGATTGAGTTATCACCAGTTGGAGCAGCAGTAGCTAGGTTGCGAGCAACGCGTAGGTTTAGACCCAATACGTTTCCGCGAACTGCGCCGCCTGACAAATCGCCACCCTGATTTGATGGGCCGATTAGGTTCTGATAAATCGGACGGCCAGCATCAGCAAGGTTCATAATATTGCCCCATTGCTCTGGGCTTACAAGAATGTTCTGAGCTGTTCCGAGTGTGTTCTTATAAACAGACACAGACGCATCTGATACGAAGTCCAAGAAACCAGCTGCATCTAGAGTCCGGTTTCCGCCATCTGTTCCACCAGCAACCAAGCCAGCAATAACTGCGACATCAGTAGCCTTCGCGTATGCGAACTCCATTTGACGGACAAGCTCATCAAAGAAAGCTGGGCTTGTGCGATCTAGAAGTTCTACGGAGAATGTCTGACCTCCGGCGTACTTCTTAACTGAAACTGATAGGAAATTGTTTGTCATATCTGTTTCATCAATTGTTGCTGCTTCTGCTTCTTCAGCGACTGTTGGAACTGCGGTGATACGAGGAATTTCAAAAGTCATACCAGCATCAGGTAGAACGCCGCGAGATACTGAATCAACAGCTGGGCGGTCTGCATTTGATAGCGGGTTGATGATTTCGGTTAGCTGACGTGTTGGTACAAGACCAGCATTGTTGCTTGTTGTGTCAGCAGCCATTAGGTACTGACGTGACTCGTCATCGTTCAACACTTTAGCGCGAACGGATGCTTCAAGATACTTCGCCTTTGTGAATTCTAGGCGAGGTGCGGTGTAGAACGCTGGACGTGGTGCCGCAGCTTCTACTTTAGCTGCTTCTACCGCTTCTTCTACGGCAGGAGCAGGAGCGGTAGTGTCTGACACTTGTTCTCCTTCGGTTGGGTTTTCTGGCTCAGCGGTTGCTGGCTCAGAATCTTCTTTTGGTGCTTCATTCTCAGATGCAGCGACTTCGCTAACGCGAGCTGAGTCAATTGCTGGATCAGTTACTAAGGAAACTTCATCAAGGGTTGCTGAGGTGATTTTCATTACGCCAGAAGCATTAACCCATTCATTGATTTGAGCGCCAACGCTAAAGCCATCCCTTAATCCTTCGGTGGCTTCAATTAAGGCATCTTCTCCGGCCATAGTGTTGGCGATTTTGAATGTTGCCACAATTCCATTCTTTGTTACTTCGTGAGCTACCATTTTGCCAATTGGACGAGTCCGGTCGTGCTCCAATAGCAATTTAACTGGTTTAATCTCAATAGAGTCTGAAGCGAAAACTGTCGGCCCTACTGAGGTATTTCCTTGCTCGTTCCAAGTAACAATAGTGCCGCTTATTGTGCGCTTTACTGTGTCTGCCGCAAGGACAGTCATAGGCATCTTAATTTTCATTTGGAATTAAGTCCTCTTCTCTTTGAATCTGCTCGACACTCATCGCACCGATGCGGTTTAAGATTTCATAAACTTGAGCGCGCTCCAAAGCGTTGCCGCGTAGGAAATCGTCAAGCTCAAATCTCACCATCACAGGGTTTGGCACAAAGTCCGGTAGTGAGAGTCTTTCTTCAATCGCCTTTAAAATCGGGCGAAGAGAGAAATCAACAAGTGAGCGCCGCTCGCTTACTGCGTTGCTATAAGTCATTGTAGTAGTTTCGGCGCTCAAGAAGTAAGCAGGGATTCCGCAAGCGCGAGCAAGCTCTAGCGCAACGTATTGGCGAGCCTCTGCAAGCTGCAAAGATTTAGGATCAAAGCCGACACTTTCCAAAGTTACATCTGCATTTAAGAAAGCCGTTGATTTTTGCTGGCGCGCAGTTCTCCAGGCTGAAAGCAAAGATGAAATTCTTTCGGCAGTTAAGTTAGTGCCATTAGATTTCAAAACTGTGGAAGGGACTGGGTCTTTTGCGTAATTGACAGCCGCGTTTTCTAAATACACAGCTGCACTAATTGTTTTACCAGCTCTATGGAGTAATCCTTCATCTGGGCCATCAAATCTTATAATTGAACCGACACCAGTTAGCGGTACTGCTTGTCCGTCAATTTTGTAGCCGGTGATTTCTGTATTTCTAAAATTTGTATCGACTGTCACTCTGTCCGGTGATACGCGAGTCCAAGCTCTAACTCGTCCTCCGTCTGTTGCAGCATACATCTCAAGCACTTGTCCATAACCAACGCCATACAGCCAAATATCTTCAGCGAGCCAGTTATAAATAACAAAGCCAGCAACTCTTGGGTCAGGTTGATTAATAACTCGATGAGGATCAACAAATTCGCCAGTTATGCGGTTAAATGTTGTAAGAGGTAGTGAGCCGATAGTGCCGCAAATAATATTACGAGCGCGAGCAACTGAAGGAACGCTCATCGCTAATTGGCGGGTGGTATTTGTTGCGCCGCCTAGAATGTTATAAACCGAATCGGTGATTTGAATCGGTGTTAGGGCAGCAGTAACGTCTGCGACCTTTTGTGGTGTTGCGGCTTTTACTTCTGGAAAGAAGAAATCTCTAATAGCACCCATTTGCCTAAATTGTAAGGGCTTTGTGCTACAAGATGACTATATCCACTCCGTTATCTGCTTTGGTGGCGTAATGTGTTGCCATCGCTGAAGCAACCGCTCCGCAAATAACCGCGTTAGACACTTTACGCCCCATTACCCAGCCGCCATCGCCGAAAGGGAGCTTAACGGCGGCTAGGCATTGGCGGGTCAGCTCTTCTTGTCCGGAATGAGCTAACCGCTGAGATGAAATCGCTCCAAGCAACTCATCGCAGCTTTGCGCATAGTCAAGACCATCAATCGGTTCAGTCCTAATTCCAGCCGGGGCTAATCGCGCTGCCACAGCTGAAGCGGTTCGGGCCGAGTAAGCAACCAGCTGGACAGGATACTTACGCACCCAGTCCGCCAAATCATTAGCCAGCGATTTATCATCGAGGTTAGATGGGTTGTTCCAAGTCTGCAGCAAGATAACTTGAAATCTATCGCCCTCAAGTTTTTGACTTGCCACCAGAGCTGCTTGTTTTCTATCTGGACTGAGATCAATAGCCAACCAAGTATCAGCCTCAGGGTTGAGCCGAAGTCCCTCAACTTGGCAAGCTTCCCATTGGGACGGATTGATAACTGGGTTTATGGTATCGACCCATTGACATAAAACTTCTGTGCGCACAATATCTTCGGGATCTGACAGGACTGCCCGGATATTGTCCGGATGAACTGTGTGACCAAGTGAAGGGTTAGCTTGGCAGACGCCTAGCCAAAAGTCTGGCGAGTTATCGAATTTAATGCCGTTAGGTGCTGACCATTCAAACCAACCAATATCATCCGACCCGCCATAAATAGCAGCTAACGCTCTCTCGCGTAATTTGTTTAGGACTATCGAGTGCTGATCCCCAGCATTTGAATAAACCCAAATTTGAGGATTAGGGCTAGCCATTTGGGTATATCGCAGGGCTGACCAGACATCTTCATCTTTATACTCGCGAGCTTCGTCTAGGTGAATGGTTTCCGGTGCGGCAATACCTCGACCAGCTGAGTTATTAGCTCTTACGATATATCGGCGGCCTTCAGTAAATTGTAATTCTTGAAAACCTTTGCTTTCCAGCTTTTTAGTAAATTCGGCAGCTAATCGGGGAGTCTGTTCGATAATTCCATAAATCTTATAAAACAACTCTGCCGAGGTGGTTAGCTTGTGAGCGGTATGGACTTGAAGCTTTTCCTTCAGAACGTAGATTCTAAACAATATCTGAAGCGCCATAAAGGTAGATTTGCCCTGTTGCCGAGCGCATAGCAAGGTGACTACCGGGTGCGCCCATCGGCCGTCCGGCTTGTACTTTAGCGAGTGATGAGCCAGCCATTGTTGCCAGGGAAGCAACTCGTAGCCAATTTCCTCGCAAAACTTAATCATAGCCTCGCCGTGAGAAGGTAAATCGGTGAGTTTGGTGTGAATCCGAGGGTTTGGCACACCCCGGTAAGCCGATTCGTCCCTAACTCGGGCTAGTTCTGTCGATTCAGTCATATAAATCCATTTTAGTCCAAATAATGCTTGGCCGAGCCATTTTCAGGGAAAATCTTCCCGAG